CACTTAACACCTTTGAACTTCACTGTCTTAAGTTTCTCGTTGATAATCTCAGCATTCATAAATCTGTAGTCATTCTTGAAGTCACCCTTTTCATTCTCGAAGTGGATTCCTGTAGGAACAGTTGCACCGTTTCTCTCACCGGACAATACAGTTATTTTTGCCTTCTCCTTGTACTCTGGACACTTCAAGTGGATGTCTAACTTACCCATTTGAGGCATACCAAACGTACCAGACATTTCTGTCTCTGGCTTGTGAAAAGACCCTTGCAGGATCACAGATCTGTCTTCAGCCATTGAGTCGATTGTAGTTTCTTTATCGTCCCCAGTGATTTTAACAAGATCCAAGAATCCCAGTCCATGCGTATGTTTAACGATGTCTTTTAAGATGTCTATCATAATGTTTTTATTGTATATGATATTTAGGTCTTAGTCTAGTGTTATTTCATCAACTCTGTAAACAACTGGATTTTGTTTACCAGGTTTCTTAAATATAGCAAAGCTGGCACCTGGCCTGAATTGATTCATTTCAATAACCTGGTATCCTTCGTCTACTATCATTTGTTCCATTGCTGTTTTGGTATTATAGTTCCAGTAGCCCCTCGTTGCCAATTCTAACTCTCGATCGTAATGGCAGTCGGCATACTGTATGAGTCCATATCCTCCGGGTATAAGTACCCTCTTGATATCATGTAGGTATTGTTGGACATGTTGCTGTGTAAAGAAAACAAAGGTATCCCAACTGAATACGAAGTTGCAACTGCCTTGTGGTATGTTAGAACATTCTGTATTCCACGTATGATAAAATTTAAGATACTTCTGGTGACGACCAGGAAATTTAGGTCTTATCACTTTCTCTCTATCTTGTAACACATCTAAGAAATAATTAAGTTTCCATGATCTAAAATCCATAGAGAACATTCCATTACCAGGCCCTATCTCTAAACTATTGTACGCATCTGATTTTGTAAATTGAAATATCTTTGTTTGTATCTGTTTCTGAAGTATAGGATCTATGAAAGGGTTTTTGAATTTTTCATCAAGGTCTCTCTTGTACCATTCCGGAGTCCTATCCAACCTATCAATCACTTGTGTATTGTTGGCATCTACTGCGTGTTCTATATCCTTTAAAATTTTAAGATTTGAATCTATCAGCTCTTGGAAGTCTGTTGCTTTGACTTTCTCTAGTTTCTCAATCAATAATTTAATTTCTTCTATGCTCAACATGTTTGTATTTAGAATTCAAAAAGTTTATTGAACGTATTACTGGTTTCCGTTGATTGAACGTCCCAGTCTAACACACCAATCAAGTTATCTAGCTTTTGATCCAGTATGCCTGTTTCCATGGCATCACCGTCGAATGGTAGTTCTTTGAACCATTCTGGTATACGCATCTCATCCACAGGATATGCTATACTTGTATAAGCCAGTGGATTCTGTTTTAGTTTACATACAATAACTTTTGCACCATCTGTTATAGGCATACTGTATTTGTCTCCGTACATCTCTCTACATCTGTTCCAGTTCATACTGGCTCTAACATGTCCAGGCATGTTTGCTCTGCCGGCCTTCTCTTCTGCCGCTGTGTATTTGGTCATGTTGTTTGCTCTCTTGGGAGAACCTTTCTCCCAGCCCGGCATGGCTTTGAACTCTGCCCTGAATGTGCTGATTCGATCTAGTACGTCTTTCTCATCCTTGCCTTGTAACACCATGTATAGTACTTCACTTAGGAAGTCCTGCACGAATACGGGTGTGTCTGAACGTTTAAGATCGAGGCCCATTGCTTTCATCTTACCGTCTTTGCCATCAACATCTGCACGTTTACCCTCTTTGTCGTAGTACAATACAGCATATCTTTTTTTAGTGATGAACAATCCTTTTGATGCAACAAGTTCTCTACCTGCCGCAATAACTTCCCCACGTGTACTTGGAGTGTGGAATGCTTTGGTCATGAATGATTTGAATGAGCTGTTAACCTCATCTGCTATTCTGTCATAAAGTGCTACAACGGAATCTTTGGTCCATGGTATAACACCTTCTTTTATCTCTTTCTGCAGTGTCTTGAATGCCGAGAAGTAAACGGAATCTGTGTCTCCATACACAATACTCTCACCTTTGTGGTTATATTGGCCTGTCACAACCTCGTTGACCTTGCTAGCCATATGTTTTGTGATACATCTTCCTGTAAGTGTAACCGATTGTCCAATCCTCATGTCAAAGAATCTACAGCCCGGGTTGAGAATAGCACCATACAGACTGTTCAGGTTAATCTTCTTAACCAACTGTCTCTTGTCCCAATACTCTCTTTCAATTTCGTTATCTCCACAGTCACGCATCTTCCTTTGCATCTCTTGTCTTTCTTCATACCAACGTTTCAACAATCCTGGAATGATTGCTTCGTATTCGTATGTGAATATTGTACCGTTCGCACTTAACATCCATTTGTTGTTGCCATCAAATACTAACTCATACAGTTGTGCCGCTGACATCCTAACACTGGTATCATCTCCCCAGTCCACTATGATCTCTGTGCCTTTCTCTTGATTCATCACAGCAACATACTCCCAACTACCAAATTGGCTATCCCATGCCGCCGCAAATGATTTCTTTGCGTGTTTGGCCCTGTTGATCTCTGCAGATGTTATGACGGGTCGTATCTGTCCTATAATAGTTTCCGGACCCATATTCAATGCCCTAATAACACTAGGATACAGTGAGTTGATGTCAACTGATCCTATCCAGTCATGTATTCCTTTTTGTGGTGTTGCCACATGGGCTCCAGCCGCCGGTTGATTCTCCTCACCGTCTTTCTTGTACTTCCTACCAGGCACGATCATGCCACGTCTGTGTGTCTCGTTCACGATTGCTTGTTCTGTTACTGCGACTGCACCCATTGTTGTTTGCAGTAGTACAGTGTTTTGGTGTGCTATTTCATTGGCAAGTTCTATGAACTTCAACTTCTTCTCAAGTTTGGCCAGCAGTGCTGTATCCTGTCTGTTGTATTCTATAAACAATCCAAAGTCGTTTTTGTACAAGTTATCAAGTGAACCCTCGTACACCGTCTTTCTCTCGCCTAACTCGTGTTCACCTATTGCATCAAGTCTAAATGAATGTCTTTCCTCATATGTGTACTTTCTGTATAACTCCAATAGGTCTAAGTGTACCCTGCCAACTAAATCAAAACTCAACTGTTCTCTGCCGTATTTTTCAAACACTCTCTTCTTGGGCTTTTGACCCCAGAAGCATAATCTTCTCGTGTCGTCTGAACTTAATACTTTTTGTATTCTACCCACTGTGTATGGAATATCATATCCTTCACTGTTCCATCCCGATAAAATATCTGCATCTTGCACTAATTCTAAAAATGCATCTAGCATGTCCTTCTCTTTTTCAAATAACATGGTGTTGTCAAATCTCTTTGTAAGTTCCTTTGCATCATCCATGTTGATAGTCTTAGGAGGCACTGCAAAAGTCACCAGTTGGTCCGTCCAGCTCATATAACAACTTATGGCAGTTATGGGCATGAACGGATCATCTGTTGTTGAATAACCCCTTTCAGGATCAAAGTCAACCTCGATATCAAAGAACATTGTGTTCAACTTGGGAGTCTCCTTACCTAAGTAGTTCTCTTCCAAACATCTGAACACTGGATTGATATCTTGTTCATAGAGCGTCTTGTTGGATCTTATCCTCTGCTCCTTAATGAATTCTTTTTGTGTGGCACACTGTACTCTCTGTAAAGGTGCACCCGTCATTGACCTGTGTTTACCCCTTGCGTCTTCGTAATAGAATACATAACGTGCATCGTATTCTACAAACACACGACCTTTTTTAGGATCACGTTCTACTACATATATTTTGTCTTCGTCTTTTTTGTATAGTGCGTCTATATAACTCATAATATTCTATCTATTGTGTTAAAAATTTCTTTATTTGCTTTTTGATTATAGTGATTTACCTTGCCCCTTGCCGTATTCCATAGATGACCAAACTCCATGAGATTTTTATTTTTTACATGAAGCCTAGTGTGATTATGTCCTAGCAATATGTATTTTTTATTATCTAATGTTTTTATTATTTTTTCAGTGATTATCTCGTAGATAAAATTATGATAATCCTTGTCAAAATAATATTTGAACCAATTTTTTATTGTGTTTAGTTTTCTGTTAAAAAAACTAAACCTGTTGATATCGTTGTAGATCAAGTCACTGTTTTTGTGCAGTCCTGTTTTATGTATAGGGTGTGTTTTACAATAAACTCTATTGGGACTACTCAGGCTGACAATAACAAAATCAAACTCACCTAATTTTGCTTTCTGTAATTGTTTTAATACTCTATACTGACTTGCTCCAGCTTCTGCATAGTTGACTGTGGAATATTTGCCATCAATCAAATTAGGCCAACCTGGATGCGGAATATCAACATATCTCGTCATGTCCACGGCGAAACTATCTCCTACTATCAGTATTTTCATATTTTCTACCACCATCCTGCGGCCACGCCGTATCCGAATATATTAACACATGCAAAGTAAAAAGTCAAAATCATAACCCATGCCGCACCTCTCCTGTATGAAGCATAACATTGTGTGATTGCACCTACTAGGAATCCTGGATACACGATCAACATGTTGGGATCTCTGGCGGATATTGCTAGGGTCATACTGGCCGCAACTGTGAATACGAAACTTACAAGCTCATAATAGAACGCAGTAGTGTCGGATTCATAACTGTGGAGCCAGAATGATCTGACTCTGTCAAGCATTAAAGTTTTCCGGCTGTGTTTAGTATGCTTTCTAATGTGTCCATCTCATCTGCAATGTTCTGATAGTTGCCTTTGTGTGCAACAGATATCGCTTTGTTGATAAGTGCTGGTTTCAATTCTAATTCTTCTGATATTGCTTTTACTGTATCTTTTAATCCACCCTTGAGATCTTCGACTTCACCTAGTACCTGTGAACCCTGTGATATGATCTGGATTAGTTTCTGCTTTTCAGCATCATTAAAGTTTCTTACTGCCATTTGTTTCTCCTGTTGTTATCCAACAAGTATATAACAGATCTGTATGGAATGCAAATTATTTTTTCTTTTTGGTGTTGACGTTTATTGCTTTACCACGTCTATTAGGATTTGGATCTTTTCTTCTTTTCCTTTTGGCCGCACTTGCCCGGCCTTTTTTACCTAGTGCGTATGCTTTCTTGGCTGGTACGCATTTAGGTTTACCTTCACCTTTGCTCTTGCCACCGCAGGCACCTCTTATTTTTCCTTTTGGTCCAACTCTTACCCATTTGTCTTTGAACCATTTTTTTAAATCCTCGTTGAGTGTTTCTTCAAACACTAAACCGCCGCAGTTAACACAGATGTCAACGTCTTCGTTCTTTACACAGTTGTTTACTCTCTTACCAAACATGGTCTTCATGCCCTTCTTTGTGTATCCCTTCCAACACCTTGTGCCTTCGTCTACTAATGAGTCTAAACCGTATTCAGGATTGATAGCACCGTGCATCTTTTTGGCTATCATGTCCATTTGCATGGCAACCATGAAATCATAATCTGAAACATCTTTTGTCCTGTGCGTGTAAATTTTTACT